TGCCTGGCTCGGAGTTAACATCAGCACGATCGGCAACTGCCACCGGTCGGCGCCAAGTCGCTTCATCGCGACTCCGCTTGCGGTCGAGCATCCTGCTCCCCCGCTAATCGAAAGGACGACCGTGTTCGCAAGCACGCTCTCCGTCCGGCCGACCGACGCCGAGATCCAGCTCGCCCGGATCCGCGCCTTCGGTGCCACCGGATACCGCACCGCCCCTACCCAGGTCGACTACACCCAGTTCACCGAGGCGGAGCTTCGCCAGGCTCGGGACGACGTACTCGCCACGCTCGAAGGCGAGAACGCGACCGAGGACGACGCCACTCGGGCCGACCAGATCGGCGCCGAGATCGAGCGCCGCAACTCCGTCACCGAGACGACCAACGCGCGGCGTCAGCGCCTCGCCCAGCTCCAGGTCGTCGAGCGCTGGCGCGGTCAGGGTGGCGGCAACGGCACCCCAACCGACCAGCCCGACCGCCGTGGCCAGCGTCCCTCGGAGGACGAGCCCGGTGAAGAGCTGGCGGTACCCCGCGACTGGCGCGCCCAGCTAGCCCGTGGTGCCGAAGCGTACCGCGAGCGCGGGATGACCGGATCGGCCGAGGTGCTGCGGCTCCCCAACGCCACCGATCTCCGGACCCTGGTCACCACGACCACGTTCCCCAACGAGAAGCAGCGCCTGCCGGGCATCATCCACGCTCCGGACATGGTGCTCCGCGTGGCCGACCTGCTCGACCAGCAGACCGCCACGTCGATGACGGTGGAATGGGTGATCGACAATTCGACCGCCCCGCCCGCAGTCGAGGTCGCGGAGGGTCTCGCCAAGCCCGAAGCCGCGATGTCGTTCACGGTCGCGAGCGCCTCGCTGGCCACCATCGCCGTGTGGATCCCGCTGACCCGTCAGTCCGCCGAGGACAACGCGCAGCTCACGGGTTACATCCAGGGTCGCCTGTCGTACGCGGTCGAGAAGCGGATCGACGCGCAGGTCCTGAATGGTGATGGTGCCGCGCCCAACATGCGGGGCATCCTCAACACGGCGGGCATCCAGAAGCAGCTCACCACGTCGGGCATGCTGATCTCGATCCGCAAGGCGATCACCAAGGCGCAGATCACGGGATACACCCCGTCCGGTGTGGTGCTCCACCCGACCGACTGGGAAGGCGTCGAGCTGACCCAGGACTCCACCTCGGGCACGTTCCTCTTCACCAAGGACCCGGCCTCCCTCGCGGCACCTCGCGTCTGGGGCCTGCCGGTTGTTCCCACGACCGCGATTGCTGCGGGTGTGGGTCTGGTCGGCGCATTCAAGGAAGGCGCCACGCTTTGGCGCAAGCCGGGCGTTCGGATCCTGATGTCGGACAGTCACATCGACAACTTCATCAAGAACATCCTCGTCCTGCTCGCAGAGACTCGGTCCCAGCTCGCAGTCTACGCTCCCCCGGCATTCATCCAGCTGTCGGCTACGTGACTGAGCGGTGCCGTTGTTGTGGGATGGGGGCTAGTGACCGAGCCCCCATCCCGCCAAAGCATTACAAAGGGCCGGGTGACGATGACGATGAGCTACTGCACGATCGACCAGGCAAGAAGTGCGGGTGCGTCGGGCACGGACACGGACGTCCAGGCGGCGATCGACCAGTCGAAGATGACGATCGACTTCTACTGCCGCGAGACGTTCGAACCGACTAACGCAATCCTGACCGTATTTGTGGGTGGTGGTGTTGGAAGACTCCCACGTTGGGCAGCGTCCGTCACCGAGGGGACTCTCGACGCCGACGGCTTTACCTGGTACCCACCCTCTTCATACCCTTGGTCTTACAGCTGTGTGGTGGGCACTGAATGGCTCGTGTCTGCTGATATCGGCAGTCGAGAAGTGCCACTGGCTGTACAAAGAGCTGCGGCGCGTCTGGCGGCCATCTACAGCCCCGCTCCGTTCCAGGGCCAGGCCGACGCTGAGGGTAATCCGATCGGCCGACCCCCCGCCCCCACCCTCCAAGACGAAACGGACCCGGCTCCGCCGCAGGGGAAAGCCGGTGGGGGCGAACGGACTACCGGTGACCTGGTTGCGGATAGTTGGCTAGAACCCTACAAGGTGAATCGAGTGATGGTGGCGTAATGGCTGAATCGAAGACCCCACCTCCGACCAAGACCGAGAGCACGGCTACGGTGGACGTCGATGCTGACGTCGAGCAGACCGGCACGACCAACCGCGAGGTGAGCGTCGAGCGGGAGACCGAGGTCGACGTGCACTGGTGGGGTGCCGACGTAGACGACAGGCAAGGCGCGCCCGTTCGGATCGATCGTGAGGATCGAGAGCTGAAGCGTGCCAGCGAAGATTGAGTGGATCAATGAGCGCGAGTGGGGTGAATCCCTGGTTCGCATCTTCGACCAGTGGCACGACACCTTCGTGGCCAACGCTGAGAAGCTCGCGGCCCTGGCCGAGCGAGAAGCCAAGGCGCGTGCGCCCGTACGTACTGGGCGCCTGCGCGACGGCTGCGTGGGAAGAGTGGAAGAGACAGACATGTCGGTTGCCGCCATTCTGCTGAATGACGTGCCGTATGCCGGATTCATCGAGTTCGGCACACGATACATGACGGCCCGACCGTTTCTGCGACCGGGTTACGCTGCGGCTCAATCGGCGTATCAGAAGACCATGTCCGAAGGCCTAGAATAGGAGCAATCATGCTGTGCGTTGCCTGTTACATGACATCTGACGGCGCGAAGATGGAAGAGGCCAAGTTCGTCGTGGGCGGTCAGTCGCTCTGTGTCGAGCACGTAGCCAAGGTGACCGAGGCGCTCGACTCGCTGCCGGACGTCACCCCCCACTAGCATGGCACCCAACGCGACGCTGGCTGGCGCGATCAAGTTTGTGATCGAGTCGGCAGGGCTCGGCGTGTCTGCGTTCCGTGACATGGCACCGCCCAAGGCGTCGATGCCCTACTGCGTGATCACCGAGGGAGTGGCTTGGAATACCGTTCCCATGGGGGACACCGACGCGTCCGATGAACTCACGATCCGTGAGCAGGTCCAGGTGGACATCTACCAGGCCCTGCGCGCGGCCGATGGCACGAGAACCGAGAATCCTGATCTAGAGGATCTCGTCTGCTGGCACCTTGCGCAAAGCAAGCTCCCCACCTGGGTGAACCCGGTCTACGGGGTGTCGATCCTCACACGCTCGACCCAGACTGATCAAGCGCGCTCCAATGTGCGCAGAACGATCGTCACATTGCAAGTGGATAGGCTGCTGGACGCCCCAGCGGCGCGTGAGAGGATCCGTAAATGACAACCGTGGAGCCACAAGTGGCAACCCCCCTAGCAAGCCAAGGCATCACCAAGGTCTATGCTGTTCAGCACGCGCAGATCGCCACGCTCGTGACCGATCCAATCGGCGGAGCAGCGACCTTCGGCGAGTGGATCGACGTTCCTGGTATCAAGTCGTTCGAGATCTCGGGCGACATGGAGACCAAGGAGCTTCGCGGAGACAATCGCTTGATCGACTCGCAGTCGACCATCAAGAAGGTCACGGCGAAGTTCGAGCACGCGAAGCTGTCGCTGTACGCCCTGTACATCATGCTCGGCGGATCCGCTCCGGCCGCCGATACCCTGCCCTACTCGGGCATGGGATGGCAGCTGCCGACCACCGCGTTTCCCAAGCCATTCGGCATGCGGGTAGCGTCGGCGGCACAGGACGTGCCCGGTGGTGCGGTGCTGTTCAGCATGACCCGCTGCTCGCTCTCCAAGTTCCCAGAGATCGGCGCGGCCGAAGACGACTACAAGACCGTGACTGCCGAACTGAACATCAACCCGCCCGTCGGCACGAGCGACTGGCTGGCCATCACCATCGTCGACGCGTACAGCGCACCGGCCGCCTGGGCTCCCGACTCCAGCACCTGAGGGATCCGCGCGCCAGAGCCTGGCGTACCTAATGGAGGAATCCCCTCATGACCGCTACTAGTAATGCTTCGGGCGAATGGGTCGAGATCGGCGGTGAACAGTACGAGCTAATCTACTCGATGCTTAGTTTGGAGAAGATCGAGCTACAGTTCGGCTCACTGGCCGACATGCAGAATGCGATCACTGACGAGAACGGCCAAGTCACGATGGACCGGCCGGTCGTCAAGCTGCTGATCGATATTGTGCATGCCGGCCTTCTCCATGTTTACGACGACTCGCCTGCGGCCAGGCGCCAGATCGCGGCGGGGATTCCCCCATCCGCGCTTGACTCGATCGTGGACGCATTCACCCGCGCGTTCACCAAGTCGTTCGGGGAGATGGGAAAAGCCGCAATGGCGGCTCCCGTTCCAAATCGGGCGGCCCGCCGAGCCTCATCCCCTGGAGCAAATGGTATTACATCGCTACCGTTACCCTCCACCGAACGCAAAAAGACTGGGAAGAAATGACCCCTTGGCAGCTCGTCACGCTCTGTCGTGAGCACCAGGCTGCCAACTCGTCCGATGGACGCGCCCCGGAGCCCGAGTCTATGGAAGGCACAGCAGCCTGGGCGATG